ATCGCCGACCAGGCCGACGCGACCGCGGAGGCCAGCGCGGAGAACACCCCGATGATCCCGGAGATGACCCCGCTCACCTGGCCGATGACGGCGGCCAGGGCCAGGAACGCGGGGATCAGCCCAGGCGAGCCGCCCATTATCCACCGGACCACCGTCATGATGATGTTGGCCAGGCCGCTCAGCGCGCCGACCAGCACCCCGATAGGGCTGATCACGGCGTTAATGGCCGAGCCCCACTGAACGATCTTGAGGCCGAACTGGACCACGGGGACCAGCACGGCCAGCAGCTTGTCGATCAGGAAGCCCAGCACGTTGATGATGCCGACCAGGAGCGGCGCGACCACGCCCAGGACGGTGGCAAGGGTTTTGAACCCGGCGGCGACCTGGCCGCCGAGGATCTGGCCGAGCGGGGCCAGGAGCGGGGTCAGCCGCGTGATGATCGGCGCGAGGTTGTCACCCAGCGCCCGGACCACGGACAGGATGTGCGGGATCAGCGGTTTTATGCCCTCGATCACGGCCTTGATGGCGGGCAGGAACAGGCCGATGAGGGCCTGGCCCAGCCCGACCACGGCGGCCCGGAATTGGGGGCTGACAGCGACCATCGCCACCAGCGCGGCGACCACCGCGGCGATGGCGATGCCTACCGGGCCGCCGACCGCGGCGAGCGCCCCGGCGCCCTTGCCGACCCCGCCGAGCCCGGCCACGGCGCCGATGGACGACTTGGCGATGCCGACCAGCCCGCCCGATATCAGCTTGATCGGGCCGAGCAGGTTGGACAGCAAGGCGCCCAGGACCGGGATTTTCGTCAGGACCGCGGCGCCCGTGAACGCTGCCATCGCGGCCCCGGCCACGATCATGGCCGGGCCGAATTGCTTGATCACGTCGGTTACCCGGCTGATCTGCTCGGGCTTCAGCCCGGCAATCATCTTCGTCCAGTTGGTGAGCAGCGCCGTTACCGGGGCCACTAGCCGCCCGACCGCCACGCCCACGGCGTCGAAGATCGGGCCGAGCGCCCCGCCTGGCTTGACCGCCTCGGCGAACGCCTTGGCCAGGTCGTAGGCCCCGAGGATGGCCGGGCCGAGGGCCTTGACCAGCCCTTGCCCCACCGCCAGCTTGATGTCATCGATCAGCCGGGGGAAGCTGCGGAGCACCTTGCCGGGCTCTTTCATGGCCTCGGCGTACGCCCCGGCCACGGTCTTACCGGACTCCAGCGTGGCGTTGAGAACGGCCTGGCTCCGCTCGGCGTCGGTCAGCTCCTTAGTCGATTTCCCGACGCTCTTGGCGTACTGCTCGATTGCCTGCCCGGCCTGGACGTTCAGCCCAGCGTTCCGCAGCACCAGCGAGTTCTGGGTCGTGATGCCATGCACCAGGTCGCCCAGAACCTCGGTGCTGTTCCGCCCGGAGATCACCGCGGCGTCCTGCGCGACGGTGGCGAGCTTGGTCGCGTCGGCCAGGCTCAGCTGATTGCGGGTGAACTGGGCGACGAGGGTCTGCGCGGTCCCCGCCTCGATGCCCTGCTGGCGGATTTGGGTGACTGTCTTCTGCATCGCGTCGTATGACACGTTGTTTGCCTTGGCCAGCGCCCGCAGGCTGGCGTCCATCTCCCCGACCCGCGCCGCGGTCTGGAACGACGCGACCCCGAACCCGATTGCGGCCGCTGAGGCCGCCCCGAGCCCGGTAGCGACCGCCTTGCCCACGCTGCCCGCCAGCTGGCCCGCGAATTTCAGGCCGTTGGACAGCGCGTTCCCGATCGCCGACGCGGCTTCCTGCCCGGCGGCCTCGGCCTCGCTGGTGATCTGGCCGCGCATCCCCTTGGTGTCGGCCGTGACGTTGATCGTGAGGCCGCCGTAGCTGTAACCGGCCATCGCGCTTGACCTTCACGCCTGGGACGCCCGCCAGCACGCCGAACGCCTCGGCCCACGAGCCGGTCTTGACCGTGCCCGGCGGCCCGCCCCTAGATTCCGGTCGTGTTTCGTGAACCGTGACGCGATTCGCTGTACGCTGCTCGGGCCGCGGGACCGGGCGGGGCCGGGCCGCGTTCTTGGCCCCGTGAGCGCGCAGCGTGATCCACGTGAGCATCCCCACCTGGTCGATCAGCGCGGCCAGCAGGTGCGCCTCAGCGGACCAGATTTCGCCTTGCGCCAGGGCGTCCGGGGGCAGCCGGTCCAGCAGGACCGCCACCCGGCGGGTAGACACGGCCGGGTCGAGGACATCGACGCCGTACGTGGCCATCAGCGCCGCTTCGACGTCCGGGCTGAAGCGGGCCGCCGCGGCGGTGCGGAATTTGGGAGGCTCACGCCGCTCGCCCCGGTCATGGCGTCGAACAGCACCCGCAGCTCACCGAAGTTCAGGCCGTCCTCGACTAGCTTCTCGTAGGTCTTGTCGCCGACCAGCTCGGCGAGCGCGGCGTCGTAGTCCTCGGTGGCCACGCGGCGCAGCGTCTTCAGCGGCCAGCCTGATGCGGGCGGGACCGTGTAGGGCTTGCCGCGGTAGTGGAACGCGAACGGGCGGGCTTCGGCCTCGGCCGCAGCCGCAGCCGCCGCCAGGTCGAACGTGTGCCCGTTAGCGTGGGGCGTGCTCACGCTACCTTGGCGGACTTGGCCGCGGACCTGGCGGCCCGGCGGGCCTCGTCCGGGTCCTCGGGCGGGCCGAGCAGGATGTTGGCGAGCAGCCCGGAGTCGTCCAGCGCGGACAGCGTGACATCGAGCGGGACCGCGGAGCCGCGCTCGATCTGCATGTCGCCCGCGTCGGTCAGCGACGCCCGCGTGAACCCGATGCGCAGCACCCGCTCGGCGTCGGCCGCGTCGATCCCGACCGCGTAAAGGTGCTGCGGGCTGTCCGACCGCACCTCCATGTTGAGCAGCCCGTCAGTGTCGGGCGTGGACACGTCGGTGTCGAAATACATCGCCAGGGTGTGCTCGTTCAGCTGCCAGAGCACGAACTGGAGCGTGACCGACCGGGCGGTGATGATGGAGCGGATCGGGACGACGGACTGCCACGGCGTGATGTCGGTCGAGTCGGTCGATTGGCCCACGGTCGGGCCGTCCTCGGACAGGTAGCCGAAGATGCGCCACGGGTCTTCCCAGTCGTCCCACGTGTTCTCGGGCATCTCGGTGCCGGCCGGGGCGACGTAGAGACCCGGCCCGTTCGGGGTGCCGATCTGCACTTCGGTCGGGTCGATGGCGCCCGCTGCGGGTGCCGGTTGTGCTGGAGGCATGGTCAGGCTCCTTGCGGTGAGGCCGCCGGGCGGCGGCGGTGAGTGCCGCTGTCGCGGCGGGGATGCACGCGGATCTCGTACCGCGCGACGTACCTTGGTTCGCCGTCGTCGCCGGGCAGCCAGAACGGCCCCTCGACCGGCTCGACGTAGCAGACCACGCCGTCCGGCCAGGGCACGGCGGGCAGCGCGACGAGCAGCTGGCGGGCCTGTTCGGCCCGGTCTCGGGCCACGGTCTTTCGCTTGGCCCAGGCGTCAACCTGGATGAAGTGCGCGTAGACCCAGCCGGGCCAGGTCTGCGTCGCGGTGTAGGAGAACGTCTCGACGCCGCCGACGCCGCGGAGCTGCTCGTAGACCCACGCCTCTAGGTCGGGCTGGGTGATGACCGGGGCCGCTGTGCTCACGGTTAGCCGCCCGCCGCCATCGCCCCGCCGAGCATCGCGTAAGCGCGGATGTGGCGGGTGCCGTACTCGAGGTAATGGAAGTACGGCGACGACACGATCACGACGGTTGTTCCGGGGTCGTCGTAGCCGGGCGCGGTGCGGAACGAGGCCGCCAGCGCCCCGGTACGGCGGGGGCTCCGGGCCGACGCCGCCGCGGCGATCCTGGCGGCGATATCGGCGACATCGCCCTGGACGGCGTAGCGGGGGGCCTTCGGGTTGGTCACCTCGAAGTGCGCGTCACCCATCGGCCCGCCTCCCGGTCACGGTAGCGGCCCAGCACGACAGGAACCCGGCCGCGTCGTTCGGGTCGGCGATGAAACGGACCTGGCTCAGCACGTACGCCTCGCCGCGGACGACCGCGGTCATGCCCTCGGCGGGCTGGGCCTCGGGCGGCAGGAAGATCAGCCCGGCCGCAGCTGCGGCCGGGTCGTGCGGGCCGCGCCCCCCGCCCCCGGCTGCGCGGGGGTCCGACAGCCCTGCGCCGAGCTGGAGGTTACCGGCCCCGCGCCAGCCCGGTACGGTGCCGGGCTCGCGCCAGCCGTGCTCATCCAGCGGCCCGGCCGGGTACAGCTCCACCGCGTCACGGGCCAGCAGGAGGCTCACTATGCCTCCCCGAACGGGAGGGCCAGCTGCCCGGCCAGCTCGTCGGCCAGCTGGTCGCGGGGTGAGAGCAGCGGCACGGACACCAGGGCGTCGAGGAACGAGCGGTGCCACTGGGCGCGGCTGATGGCGAGGCCGTACTGACCGCCGGGCATGGCCGGGCTGTAGCTGACCGACTGGGAGCCCGTGGCGACCTGCGCGACGGTGTGGGTCGGGTCCAGGGTCGCCGCGGACGCCTCCCACATCAGCGCGGCGGCCAGGTGCGGCTCGTCAGCCCAGCACGCATCGGCGATGTCCTGGGCCTGGTCGGCGGGCAGCCCGCCAGTAGCGGGCGGGGACAGCGGAGGCGCCCACGCCTGCCAGTCTGACGGGCTCCCGACGATGGTCACTTCTTGGACGTGGCCTTGCGCTCCGCGCCCTCGTCCTCAAGCGGGTCGGGCGGGGGGGTGAGCGCCGACAGGCGGACCCTGGCAAACGGGGTCGCCCCGGCGGGCACGCGCTGAGTCACCGGCTTGACGATGGTGCAGCCGAACCGAGCCCAAATCTTGCACGGCGTCACGTTGTCCTGGAACCCCGAGACGATGACCTGGCTGCCGGTGTCGTTGGTGATCACGCCGCTCGGGTCGAACCGGAACCGGATGTCCTGCCGCACGCCGACCACCAGGTATTGCCAGGCCCCGGTGATGAACTCCGTGCCGGTGGCCGTGATGTTGCCGAACTGGCTGTAGGTGATCGGCTCCCCGTAGAGCGTCGGCCGCTGGGTCGTGCCCACCTGCTCGGTGCCCAGCAGAAGCGACCCGTTCGCATCACGGACGCCCCGGAACATGCCCTTGGCGCCGACATCCGCAGCGTGCCCGGTCACCTGGAGGCCCTGGACCTCGACGCGGCTCATCGCCTGGTTTACGGCGTCCACCGCGTCTATGCCGACCGTGACGGCGGTCGAGTAGGTATTCGACACGATGCCGCCCACGGGGAAGGTGGCCGGGATCGGGGCGGGGCCGCCGAACAGCACGGTCTCATCGAGCCGCACCGCGATGGCCTCGGCGAGCCGGGGGCGGCACCAGTTCCACAAGTTGATCGTGTTGTCTTCGAGGTACTGGTCGGGGATGGCCACGACAGCGGCGATCTCCTCGGCCGTGATCACCTGCGGCTGGAGCCTCAAGTCGGTGTAGGACTTGCGGCCCGCACCGCCCGGCGGCAGGCCGCCCGATGTCGCGGTGATCCACTGGGCCTTCGGGAGCGCGCCAGGCACCGGAAGCTCGCTGATCCGGGTGCCCATCGGGAGCAGCTGGGCGAGCTGGAGGACGGCCGACTGCTGGGTGGCTTCCTCGATGATCTGCTGGGAGTACTCATGCGGGATGATGCCGGAAAAGTCGGACAGAGGCATGGGGGGCAGCTTTCAGCGCGACGTTAGGTCACGCCGCTTTCCGCGCCACCTGGCCGGGCGGGCATCGCGCCGCACCACGGCCGGGCCTCGGCATCGCGCCTCGTGGAGCACCCGGATTCGGCTACCGGCTGCCGCGGGCATCGCGCCGCACGGCATCACCGATCAGAATGCGCCCAGCTTGCGGAGCGCGTCAAGCCAGCGGCACAGACGCGAGCAGTACACCGAGCCGGGCCGCGGCGCCCGGACCAGGCAGTTGAGGCACACCGGGCCGTCGTCGTCGTCGTCGCCGTCCTGCCACACCGTCACCTCACGCCGTGGATCGTCCGCAGCTGGTCGCCCATCCAGTCGGCATTCCCGCCGTTGGAGCCGGGGTCACGCGGCCCGGCGGGCACCTTGCCCGGCGGGGCGGGCACGGCGGCCAGCTGCTCGACCAGCGCGGCGATGGCCTTGGTGTCGGGTTTGCCGTCCTTGAGCAGCTTGGCCAGGTCGATCACGGCCAGCGCGGCCTCGGGGTTCGTGATCCGCCTGGCGGCCTGCGCGCGGAACTCCGCGGCGGCCAGGCCCCGCGCGGCCTCCGCGGCGGCCTCGGCGCGGCCTTCCTCCTTGG